GTATCAAAAGGAAGATAACACCTATAAGATCGCCTCGATCAATCCTGATAAGATTATTGGAGCGCAAGAGCTTTGGTGTTTTAATACCAAGTACAAAACTGTGACAGTCTTCAGAGCTCTCGATCGCAGCGGACTCGGTATTAAGGGAACAAGTATAACCAAATATGACGAGAAGTCAAGCTTGACAAAAGGAACTGGTCGTAAGCCTGAAACAGTGCTTGACAAATTACAGAATGGCGGTAAAATAGTATTGAAGAAATTGATGAGCGAACTGAAGACAGATAAACCACTCCAGTATCGAATCAATGAAAACACTATCTTGATGAAGGTGGTATCATGAACAAGCGTAAGAAAGTGACAGATCGTAAGCCTGAATTGGTTACACTGATTGATCCACCTTCTGGTTGGAAGTATGGTTTTCCAAAAGCTTTACCAGATCCAAGACCTGCTGATATTGAACAGTGGATTAGGGATGAAGGATATCCACAATCAGAAATTGATCGAGGTATGCTTAATTATGTTCGTTGTTGGCAGGAGTTGAAGTGATGGATTATAATCCTTCTAGAAAAGAGCGCGAAGCTTATAAGTTTGGTTACAACTCTGCGCAATATGAATTGTTAGGGACAGGTTACATTCCTAAGAATCCTTTCGACAATATAAGTGACATGAAATTATGGGAAGCTTGGGAAATTGGATACAATGATGGCTTCGAAGATGAGGTTATTCATTTAAACTTGATAAAGGAATAGATTATGGATTACCAGACAATTGCAGTAATTGCAGTGCTGAGCGTAGTGGCATTAGGTGTTCTTTACGTTATGTTTATCGCTAATGATTGACTTTCCAGTAAAAGTCAGGTATAATAAATACATTGCTTGGTTGGTGAAGCACAAGGAATAGATCGTAAGACTCGGGGGCAGTACCCGACGCCTCCACCATAAGCGCAAGCATCCTGCGAGAAGGTTGCTTTAGGGTAGGGTGACAGGAAATAGAACAGCAACTAATACCTGTTTTACTTGCGTTTATGATGGGGGCGACATAGGCTCGATTGCGATGATAAAGGTGTGTGGAGACTAAGTAAACTCGTAAGTGCAAACGATAATTTCGCACATGATTTCGCAGTAGCTGCTTAATCTGAGCTCGGGGGAGGCTTGGAAACAGAACTCCCCCACATCACAGGTCTCATAGCTCAACAGGATAGAGCAACAGCCTTCTAAGCTGTAGGTTGAACGTTCGATTCGTTCTGAGATCGCCAATTTGAGTATATAAGTAATGATGTATTTAAACCAACGAAAGAAGGAAAAGATATGAAGCGTTCAATTACAACTATTGCTTTCCTAGTCGGGACAGCTGCTGCAGCATATGCAACAGATCTTCCGTCAAAGAGAGCAGCTCCAGTTAATTATGTCAAAGTGTGTGATGCATATGGTGCAGGTTTCTTTACACTCCCAGGCACCGATACATGCATTCATGTTGGTGGGATGGTTCGTAGTGATACATTCTATGTTCCAGCTAAAGACGTTTATAAGGTAACAAATGGTGCGCAAGCAATTGCTACACCAGCTGCTACAGAAAACACACTCGGTTACGAAGTTCGCGGTCGCATCGATATTGATGCTCGCACACAAACCGAGGACGGCACTCTTCAGACTGTTATCTCATCCCGTTTGGGTCGTACAGGTGGCGCTCTTCAGTCATCTGCAGCTCCATCAGGAACTACTCAGTCTGCTACTACAACAACTCCAATCCTCGAAGCTGCTTATCTTCGTTGGAATGGCATCACAGCAGGTATTGCTCGTGACAACTTCCAGTTTATGCCAGTCGTAACATATACTGGCAACCAACACTGGGCAGCATTTTCTAATGGTGCACAACAGCTCGCCTATACCGCATTGCTTGGTGGCGGTCTGTCAGCTACTGTAGCTATTCAAAATCCAAATGATACTGCTGCAGCTCCTGTTGGCGTTTCAGCTTTGTCAACTGTTTATAACACAAATCGTTCGCCTCAATTGAATGGTCGTGTTGATTACGAACAGTCATGGGGTTCATTGGCTGTTATGGGTGCTGCTCGTCAGGTCAACGCAGTTGATCCAACAGGCAATGTTTATAACAAAGATGCTAATGTTTGGGCTGCTGGCGCTGGTGCTAAGATCAATCTGCCTATGCTTGCTCAAGGCGACTTCATCGCTTTCACTGGCGCTTATGCTAACGGCATGACAGAGTATACAACATCTTACGGCGATAACAAGCTTTCAGCTAACGTACAGCGTGATGTTAGCGGATATGTTATCAATCAGCCTTCTGTTGTTTATTTTGCTGATGGCATTCAGACTGTTAAGTCTTGGTCAGTTGGTGCTGATCTGAAACACTACTGGGCTCCTCAATGGGCTTCAAACGTGTTCGCCTCATATGGTCAGATCACAGCTCCTGCTGAAGATGCTGCTGTTGTTTGGGATGGCAAGACTGGCTTCGGCAATGCAAAGCTTTGGTCAGTTGGTACTAACTTAACATACTCACCTGTTAAGGATTTCGACATCGGTGTCGAAGGTATCTACTCCAATATGTCTCAAGACGTTCGTTATACAACTACTGCAGTTAATAACGTCTCTGACAACAACTGGACTGCACGTCTCCGTTTGGAGCGTCGCTTCTAATAAGTTAAGAGTGGGGGCTTGTCCCCCACTTTTCTATTGACTTTTGTTTTGTCATGAGGTAAGATAATGTTGAATGTAACGAGTAACACATTTTCTGAAGATATAGAGAAACTCTGTAGAGATAAGAAAATAGAATACATTGATGCCGTCATTTATTGGTGTGAGAAAAACAAAGTCGAAGTTGAGATGGTTGCAAACATTATCAAGAAAGACCCTGTGTTCAAATCTAAGATTCAGGTTGAAGCAGAAAATCTAAACATCCTCAAAAAAAGTGCTCGTCTCCCCATATAAATACTTGGAACTCTAAATTGGGGAGAACTGTATGATCGTAAGAACAGTAAGCAAACCCACTAAAGTTCCATTAAAGCTTTGCAAGGAAGCTGTTAAATGGTATGGTCGCAAACTATTAGGCGATCGTCTATACAACAAAGTTGAAATAACACTTGAGTTTGATAACAGCGATCTCGGCAACGAAGTTTATGGATTTTGCGATTGGAACGATGACAATAACCGAGCTCGTGACTTTACAATCACGATAGATCCTAATCTCGGTAAAAGAAACACCCTACTAGTATTAGCACACGAAATGGTTCACGTCAAGCAATATGCGAAAGGTGAGATGAAGGACTATGTTCGATTGAATCGTGTTAAGTTCAATGGTAAGGTTTATGATGATGACAAATTAGATTACTGGGATCATCCATGGGAGATAGAAGCTCATGGGCGCGAGAGAGGTCTTTACTATCGGTTTCTTAATAGCATGAAGGAATAGATTATGGCATGGGTTAGTGTTGAAGTTGATTTTGATGATTTTGATACGGACGATCTAATCACTGAATTAGAAGGTCGTGGATACGAAGTCAATAAAAAAAGCAATGGTGTTGATAAAGATATTTGGAATCTGTATCAAACATTCCTTACTGATAATGGTGACAACAATAACATGGATAAAGAGCTTAGAAAGTTCTTCGCAAAGTATTATAACAAAGCTACGGTATGAGTGACGTAATGTCGGCGTATGAATGTTATCAGCATTACAATGCACTGAAGCTGCATTTTACAAAACCTAACTACGATTATTTCAAATACAATCACAAAACTCGTACCAGCGCCAGTTCGTTTGATACGAGAAAAGATAAGCTTTACTTTATGAAGGTCGCCAAACACAGCGAACCAGTAAAGTATATGTTAGCTAATCTATTAGAGAATCCCAAACTCTGGATAAAAGATATCGCCTACTCTCCCAATGCGGAGAAGGTTTATACTGATTGGCTGAAACGCCAGCAGTCATTAACATATCTTTTTAAACAAGATTTATCCAAGCTCAAAGACAATTTCGATTCGAATTTCAAGAGCGAGGATAACAGCCATCCATATGTTTTAAAATTGTATCTGCAGCAACAGATCAGTTTAGAAACATTGGTAATGCTTGTTGATCTAGTAAAGTGTCAAAAATACTGGAGCAAGAAGCATGAGTATGACCCTATCGTTGAAGAAGTACTAATCAAGATTATGAAGTATCGACCATTTCTACATTATGATCGTGAAGCGACAAAGAAAATAGTGCTTGACTATTTCGGCGATAAAGGCTATACTAAATAATGTTGGTCGCTCATACAGACCAACAAATACGTTTAATACTAACAATACGGAGAATACAATGTCAAACTTTGCAAAACTCAAAGCACAATCAGGCAAGAAGTCACTCGAGAAGCTGACTTCAGAACTTTCCAAACTCAATGGTGGTCAAAGCGATAAGTCTAATGACGATCGTTATTGGTATCCTAATGTGGATAAAGCTGGCAATGGCTACGCAGTTATCCGCTTTCTTCCTGCTCCAGGCGAAGAAGATGTTCCTTTTGTTCGTTTGTTCTCTCATGGGTTCAAAGGTCCAACTGGCTCATGGTATATTGAGAACTCTTTGACAACTATCGGTAAGACAGATCCAGTTGGCGAGTATAACACTCAGCTTTGGAACTCTGGTCTTGAATCTGATAAGGAAATTGCTCGTAAGCAAAAGCGTAAGCTGACATTTATTAGCAACATCTACGTTATCACCGATCAAAACAATCCTGAAAATGAAGGCAAGGTATTCTTGTTCAAGTACGGCAAGAAGATCTTTGACAAGCTCAACGAAGCAATGAATCCTCAGTTCGCTGATGAAGCTCCGATGAATCCTTTTGATCTTTGGGATGGCGCTAACTTCAAGCTGAAGATTCGCAACGTTGAAGGCTATCGTAACTACGATAAGTCTGAGTTCGCTTCTTCTGGTCCATTGTCAGAGGATGATGATGAGATGGAGAAAATCTGGAAGCAAGCATATTCGCTTCAAGAGTTGATTGCTCCAAGTCAATTCAAGTCTTATGATGAGTTGAAGGCTAAGTTGAATAAAGTGCTTGGTCTTGATGGTGACTATGTTTCAAAGAAGCAAGTTGATGAAGATGTAATTCCATCGACTCCAGCTCCAAAATTGAAGGAGACGCTAGCAGCTGCTCCGAAAATGGATGATGAAGACGAAGATATGGATGAGTTCTTTAAGAAACTCGCTGATGACTAAGAATTAAGGGGAGCTTTGGCTCCCCTTTTTTATTGCCCGACCTTAGCCAGTTTTTCTTGACCACGTGTCCAAGCAGACACACCAAGAATAGCACCGAATGCTAAGTGAATCAATCCACCATTACTCAATGACAGCGACTGCCAAGCAACGTATTGGTATTGTACGCCGAATCCTTTGAACACAACTGGCAGGAACATTGAGATGAGCGGAAAGCCTACGAAGTCCATAAAGCAAATCAGCATGTAGAGCCAGCCCATTGCTGGACGCCAGTATGCTTTTACCCAATGTTCTTCTTCTTTCTTAATCTGTTCGTCAACGACTTCTTTATCAAGAGACGTTTGCGCCAAGCCAACTGACGCTGTAGCTTGAGCTGCCGCAGTAGCTTGCGCAGCCTGATAGTTAGTAGTAGAATTGCTGCTAGAACTACCACCACCGCTATTATTGTTATTATCAACAACAACCACTGTGGGGGCGGGTGCAGCAGGTATAGTTCTTTCAGCTGGTGGAGTTGGTTCATCGTCAGTATTTCTCGAGAATTTAGCCATTATTATTATCCTTATGCGGCAGTGTGAAGATAAGCTCCAATTAAAACATTCGATGGTGCACCTAAAATATCAGCTGCTGATGCCGTTTTAGGATTCCCCTTATCACTGATTGGTGAAGTAGGAGGAATTGGTTTTGTTGGCACCGATTGTGC